GATTGTTGAGGCTATCTAGGGCAGAGGAAAGCCCAAGCGCCCATGTCTGGATGCGACCATCTTCCTTGATGTATGGGGCTGATTCCAGGAGTGCGCCGTAGAGGTAAAGATCGGGCGCAAGGGTCAGAAGCCAGTTCGTTGAGTTTGAGGCAAGCGCTGGCACATTGACGCGATAGACCATCTCGATCGTATAATTCTGATCCGGCGTCGGCGCTAATTCCATCTCCGATCCGAAAATGGTGAAATACAAAGGGCGTCCGGCCGTGTTTGCGTCAGAATAGCGGAACTCATCCATCTGAGTGCCACTCATGAAGATGAGGTTGGGCTTGCCCTCGACACTGGACAACCTGATGCGTCGCATCGACTGGAAATCGCTGGGCAGAGAGATGAATTCAGGCTCAGTTGATGCCGTGTCTACCGTGGTCGTCGCCCGCGTTTCCATTTGCCGGACGAACAGCATGCGGTTGAACTTTGCCTCCGCAAGCTGAATAAAGGTCGGGATGCGTGCAATCAGCGTCGCGTCTTGGTCGCGAGCCAGCCATTCCGTGACCGCCGTCTGGAGGTCGGTGTAGGTCGAGATCGTCATCAGCTACCGAACCCGAGCCAAGAGTTTGCAGTATCAACGCGGAGAAACTTCCAGTCGGGATCTTCCAGCTTGCGGTCAATCAGGGCGTCAAACTCGGGAGTGAATAGCCGCAACTGGGTGTTGCCCCTCTCCCACTCCTCATTCAGCCACTGCTCGAGGAAGATGTTCGGGATATGCCCCTTGTGGCGCCCCCAGTCGCTCTTTTGCTGAAGCGACTGGAGGAATTTGTTGTAATCAAGATGCGGCTCAACGTCCTGAACGCGGTCGAGAACGATCTTCTTCTCGGCCTCATCGATGGACCATTGAGTTGCGATCTCAGACATCAGGACATTTCCGTCACGTTGAGCTTGCCGGCCGCAGCCTCCTGAATGGCTGCGATCTTCTGCCCAGGAGTAACGGTGATCACCTCGACCCAGTTGGCCGGAAGCAAAGTGTCAGTTGCCACGGCAGTCCCGCCCGCAGCCTCGACCACGCGATAACGAACCGCAGCAGTTGCTGACAGGCGCACCGCATACGTTTCATTGCCGAACGCATTGGTCAGGGTCGCAGACGCCGCGCCCGTCGTGATGTCCTGAGATGTGCCAGGACGCGACGACGGAGCCTTGATCTGGAAGACCGCCATTGATTACTTCCGGATCACAATAGCGAACGCGCCAGGAATGCTGGAACCCGTACCGCCCGAGGGCGTGAAGGTGATCGCATCGCCTTCATTGACATAGACGCCTGACGTCGAGCCAGCACCAACGAGTGCAAGCTCAACCACAGTACCCGCTCGAGCGTTTGAGCCGGCCGCGATGGTCAAGGTGCTGTTCGCAATGTCGGAACCGCCATTGATGGCGACAGCCACGGTAACCGTGCCCGTGGTGGTGCCACCGGCCGCAGCCATGACGCGCTGAACCCAGCCCTTGCAGGGGGCAATGGCCATGGCAGCAACGGGAGTGGTCGCAATCGAGGTCGTTGACTCAACGAGCATGACCTCGGAATTCGGTCGAATAACAGGAATAGCCATTCAAGCCTCCAAAGAAAAAGGCGGCCCCGAAGGACCGCCATTGAGTTGATGTTGAGAGGCTTACGAGGTGGTCAGGTCGGCGATGATGCCGGAAGCCGCTTCGTTGCGGGCCTCGAGCACGTATTCCGAGACGATCGCCACCTGATCGGTATCGCTGACCTTCGCCAGGTTCTCGACAACCATCGAGGAGCCCGGAAGATGACCAACCGCCCACTTCGCGGTCTCGAGCACCAGAACATCGCGGGAGCGCATGTTGCGCGACGGGACAACCTTCAGGCGGCCGAAGTCCGACTCGTAAGCGTCAACCGCAGCGACGATCTTCTTGGAGCTAGCCTCTTCCATCGGGGTCGAACGACCCGTGAAGGTCGAGAACACCTGCTTATTGAAGGCGCCGGCCATGATCAGGTTGGGCTTGCCGCCCGCGGTCCAGATCTTGGACAGGACGTCCTTCAGCATGGCTTCCGTGAACGCACGCTGGGTGCCATCGGTACGGGTGCCCGTGCCGTCAGCAGCCGAGGGATCGGAACCGCCCGAACCCTTGTTGGTGTTGGTCTTGAGCCAGGAGTCGACCGAGGCAGTGACGCGGGCGGTCGTGGCGTTGCCGGCGTTCTTGGCCTGGTTGGTGCCGCACAGGATCGAGTCGATGTCGATCTTGAGAGCCTGGCCCTTGAGCATCTTCTGGAAACCAAGCTCGTCCTTGCGGCCGGCCGGATTGACGGAGCGCTGGGTGCGCGACACGCCAAACACCTTGGAGCTGATCTGGTGGATATTGCCAAGGCGGGTCGTCACGGTACGCGCGGCCAGAGCGAAGGTGTCGCCTTCGAGCTGGGCGTTCGAGGTGCTGGCAGCGTCGAGCGAGACAGTCTGCCACTCGTGGTTTACGGCCGAGGTGCCGATTTTCTCGATCGCGGAGAAGAACGGGGTTTCGGTCGGGGAGATCTTGTAGACCTCGTTGGAGAGGTCTTCGCGGTTGCCGACAGTCGAGTAGGTCGTCTGGGCATTGGTCGGAATGGTCATCTTTAATCCTTATCGAGATGCGTTCCGGCGCTGTTTCGCCTGGTAGAGCGCAAAGGCGTCCTCTACCGAACCGGAACTGTTGAGTTTGTTGGTGAGTGCTTGGATGCTGTCGGCGGCAGCCTGCCCTTTCGGGGGCGTAACGCCGGGTTTCTGAACCGCTGGAACAGGTTTCTGGATGGCCTTCAGAGGCGCGGCCTTGATCTCGGATAGCTTGATCCGATCGAACAGCAGGCGCTGCATGCGACGGTCAAAGAGGGAGATCTTTTCCTCGCCGGTCGCAAGCTTGCCGAGCTCTTCGTTGGAGAACCCCAGCTCGGTCAGCACATCGGCTGCCTTCCTGGTGTATTCGTCCTTCTTGGCCTTGAACTCCGGGACATCGTTCTCGAAGGCATCACTTTCTTCCTTCGTGAACTTTGCCCAGGCCGTCTGTTTTTCGAGACCCGAACGCCGCTCGTTTTCCTGCTTCTCAGCCTGGGCCGAGCCCAACTCCATCTGACGAAGCTGCCACTGCTGAAACCGGAACGGGTCCTCAGCCTGCATCTTCCGCACGTCATTCATGGTCTGGATGTCTCCAAACTCATTCTGAAGTGCCGTCTCAAGAGCCTGGGTATAAGCAGCTTGCTTTGCGACGTACTGTTCTCTTGCCTGTTTCGCCTGGTTCACTTCGGCTTCAGCGGCCTTGCGAACCTCAGCGGCTTCTTGAAGGCTGCGCTTAATGGCCTTCTGGTCTTCACTGTCGCGGCTCGCAAGAAACTCCTGCGTTTCGCGGTCGAGCTTCGACCAGCGCTCGTGCGCGTCCTTACTCCAAGACTTCGGGGGCTCGATCGCCGGAACTTCCGGTTCGGTCCCCTGGTCTTCAGCGGTCGTCCCTTCTTCAGGGGCCGCGTCAGCCTCGACGGCTGATTCCTGCTCGGCGGGCGCAGCTTCCGCGCTCTCTGCCGGCGTATTTCGCTTTTGATAGGCCTCGAAAGCCTGTTCAACGGAAAGGGCCTCGCCACCTTCCAGATTGGGTGCCGATACGATCGGCGCAGACTCGAGCTCGCCGCCAGCGGCAGCGTTTTCCGTGCTCATTCAGTTTCCTTTAAAATACGCCGAACCGCTTGCGACGCTCAGCCTCACGGGCCAGCGCCTCGAGGTCGGACTTGGCAACCGCGCCGTTATTGACGATCGCGGTCAGATGGTCCTTCACCACGTCAACAACGCGAGCGGCCATCCAGCATTTCTCCCGGAAGTCGCCCTGTGTGACGTCGGTCGCCATCAACTGATCCAGATAGCCCTGCTTGAGCTTGGCAAAGCATTCGGCAAGAATGGGGCTTTCGAGAAGCGCCCTCGCCTGTTCGCCGCTCTTGGCTGCCTGGACCAGTTGATATTCAGTCTGCATTGATTTCCTCGCGGAAGTCGCCGCACCAATCGTTTTCCTTCACAACGGGGAACACGGCCCCGCCTGCGCCGTTGGTCAAGCCTGGAGCGTGACGCCGGCAATAGAACAGCCGGTCATTCTGGGCGTGCATTTCCCCAAATTCGCAGGACTCGCACGAGGCGCGCTCACGCAGCGGGCGCTTCAGGGGCTGGGGCGACTTCATGCGTCACCCTTCGGCTTGTTCTTGGCCTGCTCTTTCATGACTTCCATTTTCGTGTCGTGGGCATGAGCCGTCGCGGCCATATCCATCACCCTGCCGGCCATATCCATCTGGTGCTCACGCTCCTTGTGAGCATGGTCTTGCGCCGAGATGACCATCTTGGTCCGGGCCTCGACGGCAGCCAGCATCGTGTCAACCTGAGCCTTGAAGCGGGCCACTTCGATATCTGCCTGAGCCTGGATCTGCTCGTGATAGGCGTCGAGCTGTGCCTTCTGCTGGTCAAGCTGAGCCTTCTGGGCAACTTCCTGCTGTTTGCCGGCCTGCTTCATCTGCTCGATCTGCACCTTCGGATCAGGCGGGGCCTGCGGAGGCGGATATTTGGGCGAGCCGTCCGGATTCTTGGCGCTCGGATCGTTGAAGAACTTGTCCGGGTTCTTGTGGCCGGCAATGCGGGCGAGCTCGGCAGCGGTATTGTAGATCTTCTGATCGTCGACAAGGTTGGTCTTGCCGCCCAGGATCAATTCCTTCTGGAAGTTGGCGATCCCCATCACCTGGGCGTATTGCTGGGCCTTGCCACCATCACCGAGCCCGACCGAAACCGTCAGGTCGTTGCGTGTTTTCCAGTTGCGCGGGTCAACCTCGACCCAATTATTGCGCAGCCGAACCGTCTCGGCCTTCTGTCCGTGCTTGCGGATGGTCCCGTGAAGCAGCCAAAATAGATCCTTGATGCCGGTTTCAGCGAAAATCCGCGCGATCAGTTTCATCTTGGCCTGAGCCATCGTGAAGACCTGATTGACAGCCGTCGCCGACTGATTTTGCAGCGCGTTCGCGTCCACACCTTGGCCCGTGCGGGTCACTCCCGAGCGCATCTCCCGGATCTGATCCATATAGGTCATGACCGGGAGCAATTCGCCGACGATCGACTGCGTGGCGAGCGGCTGGACCGTGCCGGGCGTCTTGACGCGCACGATGCCGTTGCGGCGAACCGTCAGAAGGTCGTCCAACGTGTTCGCGCTAGCGCCGCTCTCGGCCACCTCATGACGAGGATTGGCAACCAGGTAGGAGTTGTCCAGAACGCCCCGTAGAAGCGAGGTATTGATCCGCTGGATATCCATGACCAGATCGGCCAAAGACCGCCCACAGAGCCTGTGAGGCTGCAGGATCGGGCTTTGAACAGCGAACGGGATAACGTCCACTTCCTCAACGTCGGGCTTGCCGCCCTTGCGGAGGACCTGGTTCTTCTCGCCGGCCGTCGTGGCCTTGTAGAGACAGGGCTTGCCATCGCCCTTATAGTCCATCCGGACATAATGCTCAGTGACTTGGATGGGGCGAGTGGCGCGGTTCGCCGTCTCACTGGCAAAATCTGCCTCGCCGATCGTATCGCGGGCGAGCTCTTCCGAGTTGCTGCCGAACGTATAGCTCGGGAGCGCCTTGATCTGGTCTTCGTCGTAGCCCTGCGCAATCAGACTGGATTCAGTCTGGTTCGGCGGGGAATGGAAAAAGTAATTGCACTCCCGCATGGTGCGGGTATCACGGCCCCAGCCAACCTCTTCCGGTGCGCAAGCCATAACCTTGGCCTGTGCATATTTCGACGTCCGCAGGAGCTTTACGTTGTGCATCGCGACAGGCTGGCCCGACATCGGGTCCGGCTTCTGCTCGACGTCGTGCTCAATGATCTCGAGTGCGCCATCCGATTGAAGCACATCGAATGCGACCTTGGCGAACTGGTCCTCGCTCAGCCCGAGATAGGTTTCCTTCTCCTCCTCGTCGTGCTCATCCCACCAGACTTTGACGGCGCCAAGCTTCTGAAGCAACGCGTCAAAGATGAACTCGTACAGAACCACAAATCCGGGGTTCTGGTTCATGAAGACGTGATTGATGTAATCCGATTCCTGCTCGGCCGCATTCTCATCGTCCGGGCCGGCCGGATTGAAGCGAACAACATCCTCCGACGAACAGAAGATGTCCATCAGGAACGGCATCATGCCAAGGACGGTATCCGCGACGTCGGACGATACCGCCCTCGACTGGCCGTCAACCGTGGGCAGATCCTTGGTCATGTCGCCAAGGTAATAATCCATAGCGTTCTCGCGCTCGGACGAAATCTCCGATGCATCCATGGTCGCAATAGCTTGCGCCTTCTCGGACGAAAGCAGCGCCATGAGTTCGTCGTCGGACATCGCCATTAAGCGTAAAATGCCTTTGGATAGGAGAGATTGCGGGTGAAGCCCTCAACCTTCTCGCCCAGCATATCCTTGCGGATGGAACGAGTGAGGTTGGCGGCGATTGCTTGAACGTTCGCTCCGTCATGGAGCTTGACGCGATAGAGCGGGTTCTCGAGCTTGCGGCCGTCGCGATAGACCATCTGGAGATAGCCGTCCTCGACGGTATAGAAGCCCTCGGTCACTTGGCCCGTATCATCGCCCTTCGGAGGCGAGATCTGCACCATGACGCTGTGAATGGTCATGCGTAACCGTGATCCGGGTAGATGATCTTGCGACCGAAGCCAGACGTGTCGATCGTCCGGTCAATCGTCATCGCCAAATATCGGAATGCGTCGGCCGCATGGCTCGTCCAGTCATGAACCGGACGCGGCTTCAGCGCTTGCAGTTTGTCGTCGTATTCAGAGCGATAGAGCTTCAAAGCATCGATACCGCGAGAGCATTTCTTGGCGTCGAACCAGCAGCGCGGGATGATCGTGCGAACGGCGTTGATGCCATCTTCCACCCGGTGCATCGGCGCAATGGTCAGATTCTTTAGCCCAAGGCTTTCCAGAACTTCCAGGCGGCTTTTGCCCGTTCCCAGCTCCTTAGCTTGGGCGTCGTGGGGGACAATGTGTCCTGCATAGAGATAAGGCTTACCAATAATCTCCCGGACGTAGTGTCCAAGATCTGCGCCGGTAGCCTCGTAATAGTCGATGAGGCGTATTTCACGGCCAACAACTTGAGCAAACCAGATTGCCGTTGAATCGCGTATTCCCAAGTCCCATGCCGTATAGACTTGCGCTGTTGGCTCATACGGAACCCCTGTAATCCGTGATGGCTTGTCGTTCTCAGCCTGGTTCATCAGCCGCCCATAATAGGCGCCGATTACCGCAGCCTCGAAGCTGCACTCGTATTCCTGAGCAAACTGCTCTTCCGACATCTGCGTGCGCTGTAGCGCAAGCTCGTCTTCAGAAGTTACGCCGGTCTCAGACGCCTTCAGGATCAGCCTGAACCAGCCCGGCAACTCAGCGCCGGTATCATCCCGGTCAATCTTGTAGAACCAGTCTCGGCCCTTTGGCGTGCCGATGAATGTGGCCCACCCCTGATAATCTGACAGAGTTGGCAATATAACTTCGGGCCAAGCCCTTGGATCGATCTGGGCGGGCTCGTCAAGAATGACGCCATCGTTATAGCCGCCTCGGAGCCGATCGTAATTGTCTGCGCCGTATAATCGAACT